GTAAATCTAATTCTAAGTCATTAACTGCCAATAGCCTACTAATTGATTGAAGTGAAAGCTTCTCTTGACCAATCTTTCCTAGAATGCTCAAAGCTTTAGCTATACCAATGTTTTTAGAATCGTTAATTTGTTCCGGATCACACATGAGAGCGTTAATTTATGGTGAAAAACCCTAAAAACATAGTCACTCTATGATCTCATCAGTTAACCGATGTGTGTTAATATAATTTAACACATCCATGTTTAAATGATTAGTTTCTACTCATCAGACTATCTCCATAGGATACGATTTCTTTTTGATCTTTAAATTCTAGAACAATTATCATAAATCTATAGGACATAAAGGTTAAGCAAATGATAACGGATTTACTATTCCAGTCACTTAACTAAACTCAGATCGTTAATAAGCTAACATTGTGGCATCTTTAAGATTCCTACGCTATGTAATTCCAACAACGACTTTCTTAATCACCGATCCTGTATAATTATCATCCATCAGCTAAGATTCGACAAATTATCAACCAAGTTCTTATGATACACTAAAATTATTAAAACCATTAGTTCAGCCTAGATTAACACCAATATTAACAATGTCTTGCTGTGTTGGATTAAACTTTATTCAAGGCTTTGGTTCTTAACGTGATTACATTGTTATTTTAATTCCTTATGTACTTGAATCATACAATAATGGATTTTTGCTTTAACGGAATAAATATAAAGCACCTAAATCTGGTGTTGACATAGCCGCAAACCCATCCCTAGCTGTGACAAATAATCAGTCAAAACACAATAGAAAGCCTACTTGAATTAATGCTATACCCTTGTATTTACACCGTCTTTAATATTTCAAATAACTGTCTAATATAGCTACCGGAGTTTTAGTGTCTACTACACCTTCTTGATAATCATTAATAACAGCTTGACTTTACCATGGTTTGCTATAACATAAACTATTTATCAATCAAGCAGGCAGTCCATATCAACTTAAATCGCTGCCTATCCTATGGTGTTGAACTCATAAGAAATCAGTTATCACATTAGCTCCACGAGTAAATTTAGTTTTGTCTTTAGCAATGGGAAAGTTGATTAAGTCATATATATCGTAAATGACTGATGGCTAAATAATTTGGTCAAAACCAAGATCTATATCATCACCTAACACAGCAACGAAGTCAGGATCTATTTATGCTTTGGCTAACACTGCTTTGCATATTGTTAAATTTATAATAGAACCAAAAATAGAAGTAGTTTTGAAACCTGACATAAGACCACATTCTATTTTACGTATCCACTTCGCTTACTCATAATGCAGAAAAGTGTTGTTATCAAGTTAATCGGCTACATATAATAACCAATCTTAAAGCTATGGTAATATAATTGATAATTATCTACATATATCACTCATCATCCACAATTATACATTATTATCAAATTTAGCTATATCTAAAGGTAAGCATGACATTGATAATGTCTTTGATCAACAATATATTTATTCAAATCTTTTCTTTTTGTTCATCAATGCCACTAAGCCGATTGAACCTCATTAACAACCTATCTGAGATTAATCTACACTATCAAACAACGAGTAAACTAGCGTTAGAT